TGAGTAGAAGATAGGAGGCGAAAGATAAAACATTAACGTAAAATCTTCCGCAGCTGCTACATACACAAAATTGAGGTCTGGTCCTGAAGTGGCACCTTGAGTGACCACCATGTTGAAACTATCTTGATAGACATCTTTGGCATCCCAAAGAGTTCTCCGTCTTGCTGGCGCAAATCGATATTTCGAATAGTACGGGATCTCAAACGATTGAATTGGATTCACTTGCGTGTTCCACCTCGTTGACCCAGACAGACCCATGTTGGAATTGACTAGAGCAGTCCAACGATTGTCTGTTGGTACATTCTGAAACGTGATCTGCTGTGCAAAAGCAGGATCAGAGTCGACCGTTTCAGCCAAAGTTCTCTCTGCAATATTACCTATCCTGGTAACCTCCCAGGTGGATTGCGATGTGAAAGCTATTGGCTCGGCCACAGCATTGTCTATCTCATTAAAGGTGGTATCGATTGTATACCTTATACCACCTCTCCATGCTCCAAAAGCTGGAGTAAGATAGTTCAACAACGTTAAACGTGCATATACATAGTTCCCAGCACCAGTTGACAGTGTTACAATTAAATTACTGTCAGCTGGTGTTGATGTGGTATAACCACCATAAAATGGGAACATTCTGCGCTGTCCTTTATACATGCCAGCATATTCGCCAGCTTCTGCAGGACAGAAAACTTCATGCAAGTTATAACGTTTCAGCAATTGACGAAATGATGCTAATGCTTCACCCATATGAATACGATTGATAAGTTTATCAGTCACTGTATGTGAACCCATATAACGAATAGTTCCAGGATCCACAACAGGATTATCAAGATTCAACATATTTTCATCAGCTCCTTGTGGTTCTATCATCCCCTGTGGTGTAGTGATAGGGGTGAGAGCCAGCCGATTCAAATAGAAATCAGTGGGTGCAGCAACTTCAAAATCGTCGCATGCTGACACAGAGACCAAAACTTCAATATCAGCCATAACTGTGGAATTGGGAGTTGTAAGTTCATTAACGACATAAACGGCGAGTGTGCCATTTCCAACTCCAATAGTATTGGCTGAGTTGAGACCTAAAGCAGGTGCCGGCGTCGT